ATTCTCAATAGCCCAGACTCAACAGAGATGGCACTTGAAGTGCTCTCCATGCTGCGAGCAGAGGGCGAGCACATCGTCTGCTCTCTTGGGCAGATCTGGCAGTATCAAAAGAACAGGTGGCGACCCATTGAAGAGCACATCCTCAACGGCTTTGTGCAGAGGCTTCGAGGGAGATATGCTTTTGCCAACAGGCTGACGGCCAAAGGCGAGCGCTCGACCATGGTGTTGCGCATCGAAGATCACCACTATCGGGCAATCAGATCCATCATTCTCACCGACTCCAAGCTCTGCTGCCCGAACTTTTTTGACAATGCTCCGAAGGGCTTTGCTTTTAGAAATGGCTTTCTGAGGCAGCATCCAGAGAACGTCACTCCAAGGCTCACTCTAGAGCCACATGCGCCCGAGCATCGACAGATGTTTGTTGCGTCTTTTGACTACATCAAGGATGCAGAAGCTCCCGTGTTTCGCAGGTTCTTGGGCACTGTTCTACCCGGAGACAATCCGAAGCAGGGCATCATGCTTCAAGACCAGCTGCTGCAGTTTGTTGGTGCCTGCATGATGGGCGATGCCACAAAGTACCAAAAAGCAATGTTGCTCTATGGAGAGGGAGCCAATGGCAAGTCGACGTTCATGGAGATCGTCAAGGCAATTTTCCACAAAGAGCAGATCTCCCTTCTCACTCCTCAAGACCTCTGCGACGACAAGAACTATAAGCTCATCATGCTTGCCAATGTCCTCATCAACATGCCGGCAGAGCTGCCTGTTCGTGATCTTCTCGAATCAGAAAAGATAAAGTCTGTCATCTCTGGCGATCAGGTCAATGCTCGGCAGATTCGAGAAAAGGCAGTCACGTTTGTGCCGAAGGCTGGGCATCTCTTTGCAGGCAATGATCTGCCCAAGACATCTGATCAATCCTATGCCTTCTTTCGTAGGTTCTTGGTCATACCATTCACTGTCATCATTCCAGAAGAGAAGAGAGATCGAGACCTCGTCCAGAAGATCACCACAAAGGAGATGCCTGGAGTGGTGGCGGCCATTCTTGAGGCTTATGAGACATTGCTCGAAGACAAGGTCTACAGAGGCAGCCAAGATGAAAAACAGCTGAACTTCGAGTGGAGAATCCAGACAGACCCAATGCTTGTTTGGTCGCAAGAAGTACTATGCCGACCATCAAGTGAGGCTCTAAACCGAGTCGTCCCGAGCCGATGGTTCACTGCCAAAGAAGTGTATCGAGACTATAGCGAGTGGTGCAAAGAAGCCAACTGCAAGCCATTCAACTACATCAACTTCACTAGACAGATCCAAAGAAAGGAATGGCAGCACAAAAAGAACAAGTATGGCTCTATGCTACTCCTGCCACTGCCAAAAGAGGTGACAGATGAAGAGCCAGATTTCTGATCTGTCACCCTATCTGTCACCCTATCTGTCACCCATAAGTCGCTGTTTCTTTGGTGCTTTTTAGATGTGGTGACAGAATGACAGATGTTTTCTGGGAAGCACTATATATAGAAAAAAATGCATGGACAGAGCAGAGAGAGAAGAGAGAGAGCACAAAAATATTTCTCTATATATGGCCTTTGCCAGCCTCTCATCTGTCACCCATCACTTTTTTAGGATTGCTGTTTACTATCAATGGTTTAGTGGGTGACAGATGCTTTTCTCGATCTGTCACCCTTCGAGGTTCCTATGACAACACAGCCCAAGAAGACTGACCAAGAGCTGCTCGCAGAGTGCATCCACATCGCAAGCTTGGTCGATCAGGTCTATGCTCGATGCAGCAGCATCACCAACACTCCCCTGCTCTGGGCAGAAGAGCACACCCCCAGACTGGCAGCAGCTTACTGGCGAGACAATGAGGCGCTCGATGCCCTCTTGGCTAGCAGGCAGTACAGCCAAGCAGAGCTCGACCAGAGCATCGACAAGATGCTCGCTTCTCTCCGAGTCGTCATCAAAGCCGTGGTTCTCGGCAAGCCAATGCCCCTCTCCGAAGAGGAACACTTTGCTGTCACCGAGAAGGCAGCAATCATCGCGGCAGACATGACCACGGACAACTATCGGCTCGCCTACATCAGAGCCTTGCAAGTCATGCTGTAACCTGTTACTGTGAATTGAAGGCTGGCACTTTAGCCACCGAGGAGACAACTATGATATCATCGACACCTCAGTATTCTCGAATCTACATCAATGGAACAATGACGTGCATTGATGCCAGAAATGACCCAAGAGAGACCAACATCCAGAAGCAATGGACGAGCTTCACCATCGAGATCAGGACAAAGTTCCAGAGAAAAGATGGAGAGGTCATCGAGAAGACTCATGTTGTGCCTTGCGTCTGCTTTGGCAAGCTGGCTGCTCAGCTTGAACAGGTCGAGATGATACTACCTCTGAGAGTGGTCGCCGAAGGCATCTTCTCAACGAGGCCAACAGATGGCAGAGTAGAAGTGTTGGTCGGCAAGCTTTACTCCGAAGAGGTGGTTGACCCTTCGGCTTTTGACGCTTTTGACGAGTAAAAGGTTCATCATTATGGGCAAGAGAAGACAGCAACAACAACCCGATATTCTTGAAGATGTCAGCACGGCCCTCGCCTATGTGGCCGTTTCTGACACAGTGAAGCCGCCCAAGGGAGTGCAAGAAGAAGCAGAGCTTGGGCTCAAGTGGCGCATGGAGTTCAAGCGAGGCGGCACGATGGTTGGTGTCGCCAGAGCTCGCGACCTCTCCGGTGGTCGGCCTGTCAGCTACCTGACCTTGAAGAGAATGAAAGCCTACTTCGACAGGCACGAGGTTGACTTGCAGGGACAGGGCAGCAAGCCTGGTGAGGATGGCTATCCGAGCGCAGGGCTCATTGCTTGGAAGCTGTGGGGCGGAGACGCAGGGCGAACATGGGCCGTCTCGGAGCTGCGCAAGGCAGGGCTGCTTGCAGAGCAGCAGGGAGAGGCAAGATGAGATTCGCAGTCTACCTCTATGATGACAGCAGTCTGATCGTGTGTCACCTCGTGCCAAGCATCGAGGATGGCGAGGCACTGCTTCGCAGGCTGGTCGAGGACGAAGGCAATCGTCTCGGAGTCGAGCGAGCACACACTCGCATATGGTACGACAATGACAGGCTTGGTGATGTGGTGACAGCGTACGAAGTGCGCGAGACCTACCGGGTGGTGAGAGTATGGGCGGCAGACTGATGCAGTGCAAGATCTGCTCGGCTGAGCTCGCACCGCCCAAGAAGGCATACTGTGGCAAGCAGTGTGCTCGACAAGGCAATCTCAACAATGCACTGGCAGCCTATCATGGTTCCGAGCGACGGGTCATTCGACGCAGATGCCTGTTCTGCTCGGCTGAGTTTGTCGTCACTCGGAACCAGAAGACCTGTCTTGGCACTGCCTGTGCTGCAGCTCTGCGCCGAAGACAAAACAAGAACTATGTGGCCAAGTATCGAAGGGAAGACCTGTCGATGTTCTTGGCTAAGCAGCGAGAGTACCAGCGGCGCTCTCGTCGAAGAAAGACCCAAGGGTGACGACTGCCCTTTCAGTCGCAGGAGCGAACATGTACAATCAGTGTATTCTCATCGGACGACTCGGCGGAGATGCCGAGATCAACACCACCCAAGGTGGGCAAGACGTGTGCAATTTCAACCTTGCCACCTCGGAGCGGTGGAAAGACAAGAACGATCAAATGCAGGAGCGCACCGAGTGGCACCGCATCGTGGTCTGGGGAGCTCAGGCCAAGTCGTGCAGCGTGCTGAAGAAGGGCGCATTGGTGCAGGTCTCAGGTCGCATTCAGAGCAGGACATACGAGCACAATGGACAGACCAAGTACATCACCGAGATCAAGGCGGAGACTGTCATATTTCTTGAGAGAGTCGAGCGAGCAGTGCCTGCCGACCAGTCATCTGGTTTTGACAATGCGCGACCGGCAGCAAAGGCGACGTGGCAAGGTGGGAAGTCAAGAGTGGTTCCGCCAGATGGCATGCCGTTCTGACACCCTTTGGGCATTGCTTAGCTTAGGGCTGACAGGCTTCGGTCTGTTGGCCCTTTGGCTTACATAAAAGAAGCCCCATCGGCTGGAGAACGGTACCGATGGGGCTGCCCAAGGAGAGTGACATGGTGTGTCAGCATGCCACAGACAAAGAGTATCAGAGAGGTCGCGTGGATTCAAGAGATAGTTTGTTCCTGAACGCATTGTGTGCCGAGCTCGAGATGGCAAGGTTCAAGTTCCCCGAGCGTATCACGATGGCGGTGTTGGTCGAAGAGGTTGGCGAGGTGGCAAGAGCTCTGCAGGAAGAGAGCCGAGAGGCCATCTACCTTGAGTGTGTGCAGGTGGCAGCAATGGCAATGCGCATGGCCACAGAGGGGTGTCGCGAGTATGAGCGATCTTGGCCCGAAGAGTGATAGCCTGTGGCAGGCTGTCATTGCCGACATGCACGCTCGAGAAGAGATGGGGCTTCGGAAGTATGGTCGCTTTCTGACAGCCAAGTCACGTGAGATGGGGCTGCAGGAAGCATACGAGGAGGCACTTGACCTGTGTGTCTATCTCAAGAAAGCACTGGTCGAGATGGAGGGGAAGCATGATAGTCAAGAAGCCAGAGGGATTCTACCTCATGACACAGGACGGTGACCGCTCTCTTGGTGGGCCATACAAGACACGCGAGGAAGCCATCAGGCGCGAGAACCAGGTGAAGCAGATAGAGTGGCTGAAGAAGATTGCTCAGCAGGCCAGAGAGGGCCGAGGAGAGGAGTGATGCCAAAGAAGACAAGCACACCCTCGAAGCCGCCGGCCAAGAAGAAGGCAGCAGCAAAGCCAGCGAGCACTCTGGCAACAGCAAAGCCTTCCCTGCCCAAGGCTTCAGCGGCACGACAGAAGCAGGCTCTCAACAGGCAAGAGGCCATCAAGCGCGTGCTCGAGCTTGTCGAGGAAGGGCACTTTGTGCGTCATGCTTGCGAGGGTGCAGGCATCTCGCACGGCACATGGTACAACTGGGTGAACGAAGACCCACGACTGCTCGACCTGCAGCGAGAGGCAGAGCTCGCATCGGCGGCGGTGCAGCTGCGCAAGATCACCTCCGATGTTTCGTGGCAGTCGGCTGCTTGGTTCCTCGAGCGCAAGTTCCCAGAGTGGCGCAAGCCAGAGCTCCAGACACTGATTCACCAGAGCGAGCAGACCATCACCTTGGTCTGGCCCGAAGAACAGAAGAAGAAAGATGAGTGAGCCCTATCAAAAGTTTGTGGTGTGCGACCATGCTCACGAGCAGCCAAGATGCACGCTGCACACAATGCTTCTCGATGTCGAAGGATGGGTGTATCGAGTGCTGTGCTGCGACGATTGCAAGGCAGCCTTCGAGCAGGACACCGAGGTTGACTGATGCGCATCGTGATGCCCTATCTTCACCCGGCACAGCAAGAGGTCTTCAATGACCAGACTCGCTTTCAGGTCTTGGTGTGTGGTCGTCGATGGGGCAAGACTCGCTTGGCTGTGGTCAAGGGCCTGACAGAGCTGCTGAACGGTAAGCGCGTCTGGTGGGTGGCACCAACCTATGCAGTCTCTGGCATCGGCTGGCGACTACTGAAGACAGTCATCGGGAACGTGGCAGGCGCAGAGGTTCGCGAGGCTGACCGCATGGTGCGCTTTGGTTCGACCGGTGAGTTCTGGTTCAAGACGGCAGAGCGACCAGACAACCTTCGTGGCGAGGGTCTCGACTTGCTGCTGATGGACGAGGCCGACTTCATCGACGAGGAAGTGTGGACAGAGGTTCTTCGGCCTGCTCTCTCTGACAGGCTTGGTCGTGCAATGTTCATCAGCACACCCAAGGTGGAGAATGGCTGGTTCCACAAACTATTCAAGCAGGGCAGGCAAGAGGGTGGAAATGTCAAGTCGTGGTCGTATCCGTCGGTCAGTAATCCTTTCCTTGATCCGAGCGAGATCGAGGCCGCACGTGTATCTCTGCCCTCCCTTGTCTTTCGTCGAGAGTATGGTGCCGAGTTTGTCTCAGCGGCAGGCACACTGGTGCAGTCATCTTGGATTCGATACGTCGGTCAGATGCCCCTTGGCCTCACTCTGTCGATGGGTGTGGATCTCGCAATCTCTCAGAAAGACACGGCAGACTTCACGGCCATCGTCGTGATGGGTCGCTCTGCCGGTGGCCAGCTGTACATCTTGGATGTTCATCGAGAGCGAATGACGTTCGACCAGATCTTGCAGACCATCAAGACCAAGGCGCAGCATTGGCAGCCACAGGTCATCGGCATCGAGCAGGTGCAGTTCCAAGCGGCGGTGGTTCAAGAGCTGCTGCGCACGACCTCTCTGCCAGTGAAGGGAATGCGAGCAGACAAAGACAAGACGACTAGGTTCCTTCCTCTGCAGGCAAGGTACGAGCAGGGCCTCATTCATCACCTCCGCAGCCTGCCCAGCTTCTTCGACGACGAGCTTCTCTCCTTCCCCGTGGGCAAGCATGACGACATGGTCGATGCTCTCAGCTGCGCCTACTCTGCAATGTCAGCTGTTGGTCTTGCGCAGCTTGCTCAGCGAGCAGTGACAGTGGCACAGCAAGCCAGTGTCAAGCGAGGCCATCTGAGCAGCTTTGTGAAATAGTTTGCTTGACACGTTGAGACTACGAGCCTCTTTGGTGCTACATAGGGCATGATGCAAGGCACAGCGTTCGGAGTGATGCGATGGGATGGATAGACCGATTCTTCGGTCGTAAGACAACACAGGTGATGCCTGCGCTCGAGGCTGCTGCCCCCGTAGCTCCTTCGGCATTGGTGCCTCGTCCTGTGTTTCAGCCTTCCTCTTCGCCACTGCGACAGCCTGCACCAAAGGACGCGTTCGTCCGCTATCCTCAGTATTTGTCATCGTACCTGTCGCCAGAGAAGCTGACCTCTATCACGAGGCAAGCAGACCTTGGCTACATGATGGATCAGATGGGATTGCTGCAGGAGATTGCTGGTCGAGATGGCCTTATCCAAGGTTTGCTGACGACTCGCCTTTCTGCGCTCTCGCGCAAAGAAGTGATCGTCGAGCCAAGCAAAGCCGACACAGATCCGAAGCGAGCCGAAGAAGTCGCTGCCTTCTGTCAAGAGGTAGTGTCTCGTCTTCGTCGCATTGAGCGGTCTGCTGATGGCAGCTATCGATACACGGGTGGCCTAGCCGCTGTGGTCGAGATGCTGTCGATGGCCTCTTGGTATGGTGTCGAGATGGCGTGGGTTCATTGGGGTCGGGTGGCCGGGGACAGCCTTCCGAGACCAATGGCTCTCGAGCCTCTCGATGAGCGTCGTTTTGGTTTTGACGTTGAGACAAACACGTTGACTCTGGCCACTTTGGAAAACAATGGGCCTGGTCAACCAGTGACCGACTTCGACCCATTCTTGTGGCTCGAGACTCGGAACACTCGTGTGTCTCGCGTCCTGTCTCAGTGCGGCTCTGGTCGTGCTGTGCTCTTGCCCTTTACTTTGCGCCTTGGTGCGATGAAAGACCTGCTGACCTATGCTGAGGTGTGGGCCTTGCCGGGTGTCATCGGCAAGATGTCGAATGACGTAGCAGCTGCCTTCGATGCCAACACCTTGGCCAGCTTCGAGACAATGCTTCGGGAGTTCGCAGGCGACAGTCGCCAAATACTTCCACCAGGCTTCGACGTGCAAGTTATGTCAGCGGTCGGCGGCGGCGAGAAGGTCTTCGAGCTGCTCGATGCACAGACCGAGCGACAGATTCAGTTCGCCATCGTCGGCAACGTCGGCACAGCATCGGGCGACAACGCGACCTATGCCAGTGCCGAGGTGGGCATGCAGGTACAGAACACCTTGGTCGATGGTGACAGCCGCATGGTCGGAGATGCTCTCGAGCGTCTTCTGCTGTCGGCGGTCACTCTTCGCTTCGGCCGTGGCGTGCCTGTTGGTGAGGTTGTGTTTCGCACTCGTGTGAGCGAGTCAACAGCCGATGACAAGGCCAAGCTCTTCTCCTCTGCCTTGTATCCTCTGATCTCGATGATCGAGAAGGGAATCCCTGTTGACGTCGAAGCATACGCCAAGCTTTTCGGGCTGCCTGTCTTGGATAATCCAAACCAGCTAGTTCGCGAGCTTCAAGAGCGGATGGCTGCAGAGAAGGCAGCGAAAGGTTGATGATGAGCGAGACAGTGTTTCTGTTTGACATCATCTCTGATGCGCCAGAGGGCATGGTTCAGCTTGCTCGCACTGGCAGCTTCTACAGAGAAGATCAAGGCAAGTTCAAGGTGACCAAGATGATGCTGCTTCAGATGCGCGACAACGCAATGGAGCGAGCTCTCGATATCCCGATCAAGATCACTCACGAAGACAGCCGACAGGCAGCCGGGTGGGTGGATTGCATGACGCTCTCGGTGCAGCCATGGCGCACGGGCTTCGGCTTGTTTGGCAAGGTCTCTTGGTCGACCGACACGAAGGACAAGCTCAAGGGTGGCAAGTACCGCTACATCAGCCCAGAGATCAACTGGTCTGGCAAGCGCTACGCCGACAGCAAGAGAGGTCTGGCAGGCGAGCCCATCGGGCCGATGCTGCTTGCTGCTGCCTTGGTGCTGACACCGTTCTTCGACATGGAGCCAGTTCGTTTTTCACTTGCCGCAGGCAAGCGGCAGTATTCCGCAGGAGACAACATGTATCTAGGAATCGAAGCACTGCCGATGCTCAAGGAGTTCTTGGCAGGCAAGGTCGAGGGTCTCGATGCAGGCAAGGTGGACGCACTGTCTGCCGAGCTGCTCATCGGGCTCATGGAGTATCAGCGCAAGATGCACGAGATGGAGATGGCCAAGGCAGAGGAGAAGGTTGCCGAGGAAGTCAGCGGCGAGCCTAAGCTCGAGATCGAGATCGAGGGCATGGGCGAAGAGATGAGCGAAGAGCTTGTTGCTTCTCAGATGCCAATGGATTCTTTGCAGGCTTCTGTTGGTCGCATTGCCACAGCCTTTGGGCTCAAGGCCACGACCGACACAGCAGTTCTCGTCGCGACAGCAGAGGCGAAGGCCAAGGCTTACGACGTGCTAGCGAAGAAGGTGGCAAGCCTCGAGGCATCCGCAGCCAAGCAAGCAGAGGTCGAGAAGCAGGCTCTGTTCAGCAAGTACCAGAGCGAAGGCCGCTTCCGCATGTTCTCTGTGGCAGGCACTGACCCAGACGGCAGCAAGGCAGCCGGTGAGATTCTCAGCAAGGGAGTCGATGTGTTCTCGGCGGTCTTTGGCAAGATTGCACCATTGACTGAGGCAGCAAGCCCAGCATCTCCCGAGATGCCAGAGCGCAGCAGCAGCACAGGTGAAGGTATGGTTTCATTCCCGGCCGAGGCCGAGATTCACAAGTTCGCGGCCGAGAAGGGCGTGACTTACGGGCAAGCCGTCAAGGCGCTTTTGAAGAAGTAAACGGAGGCAACAATGGCACTCAATCTAGGACCAATTCAGCACATTCTTGATGTGGCATTCGTCGCCGACGGAGCCATTGCTCAAGGCGCAGTCGTAAAGCTGTCGACACCATCGAGCGACAACAATGCTCGCGTCGAAGAGGCAGGCGCTGCTTCTGACGTAGCTCTCGGCGTGGCAGTCTCTCCTGCAGATGACGGCGCAGTCGTTCGCGTTCAGATGCTTGGCCTCGCCTATGTCATCGCCAATGGCCCTTTCTCTGCAGGCGACAAGCTCGCAGTGGCAGCAGCCGGTGGCTTGGTTGATACAGCAGGCTCTGGCGATCTTCTGGTTGGTGTTGCTCTTGAGGCAGCTACTGCCAGTGGCGACCTCGTGATCTGCCAGCTCTATTGCAATGGCTCCGTCGAGCCGTAACACTGAAACGTAAAGGGAGGCGACGATGCCATCACCATCACAACTTCACGTAAATGCGGCACTATCGAACATCTCGATTCAGTTCCGCAACAGCCAGTACATTGGAACCGCAGTTGCTCCTATCGTGGCAGTCAGCAAGCTCAGCGATGTGTTCTTCAAGTACGGCGAGGCCGATTGGTTCACTCGCGTCAATGACTTGGCCGATGACAAGTCTTTGGCCCAAGAGCTCGACTACAGTGTCAGCACCGACACGTACAGCTGCCGCTTTCATGCGAACCGTACGTTCGTCTCTGACGAGGAAATCCGCAATGCTGATGCTCCTCTCAGCCCGATGATCGATGCGACCGAGCAGCTCACCAACAACATTCTCCTCGGTCACGAGAAGGCATGTGCCGACTTGGTGTTCAACCCTGCGAACTTCGGAAGCAACACGTCTTCTCCTGTGACCAAGTGGGACAACACTGCTTCGACTCCGATTGCCAACATCCAGACTGCAATCGATGCCACCCTTGGCAACGATCCTCTGCATGCCATCATCGGCATCGAGAGCTTCCGTGCGCTTCAGCGTCATCCTGACCTAGTGGCAGCTTTCCACTTTGTCAGCGAGGGTGCTGTTGCTTCGGCCGAGCAGATTGCTCGCTTCTTCGGCTTCAAGAGCCTGAGCATTGGTGAGGCACGCATCAACACTGCGATCAAGGGCCAGAGCCCTGTTCTCTCCCGTATCTGGGGCGACAACATGTTGGTTTTCCGCAAGCCCGATGCTCCGTCTCCTCGCAAGGCAGCTCTCGCCTACACCTTCTCGGTGGGCGATCGCCAAGTCATCACCGAGCGCCACAACATGATCGGCGGCGGCACTGGTGGTGAGTTCGTCAAGGTGACGATGAACTATGATGTCAAGCTCATCTCCTCGGCGGCAGGCTTCCTGATCAGCAACACCAACACATGATAGAGTCAGCCACCCCATGAAAATGGGGTGTGCTGTATTGGTGACCTGAGGCGATATATCGAGGGCCGCTTTTGGGTCACCAATTCAGCACACCGCATCGGAGCACAAACAATGTCCTTACCAGTTCCGGCAAGAATACCTTCGGCATCTGTGAGCAACGTGGCCTCGAGCGCGACCGTGGTCAACATCGCAGTGGCCAACGAGTTCAGAACCCAGCTGACGATCTTCAATGACAGCACAGCCAATCTGTACCTGAAGCTTGGGTCTGCAGCTACCACTTCGAGCTACAGCATCAAGATCTCGGCTGGCGGATACTTCGAGCTCGCAGGCGGCACGACTGTATACAGCGGTCTAGTGACAGGTCTCTGGGATGCAGTCAATGGCGCAGCTCGTGTGACCGAGTACTAACATGAACTGGTGGCAGGGGTACTGACATGGCTTACTGTACACAAGCAGATCTGCAGGCGGCAGTCGGTGGCCTCGAAGCTCTGACATGGATCTCTGACCTGACCAACGTGGCCGTCGACACAGACGCTGTTGCTAGTGCTATCGAGTACGCATCGGCGGTCATTGACAGCTATGCAGCAGGCACACCCGAGACAGGCTCGACACCAGGCGATCTCTGGGGGCCACCGAGCGGACCGGGCACTCCGATTCAGGCCAAGCAGGCTGCCATCACTTTGGCCATCTATCGGCTGTATGAGACAGTGCGGCGCGAGGTACCTGCTCAGTGGCAGACTGCCTTCGACCGTACGCTTGCCAACATGACTGACCTCTCGGCCGGCAAGGTCTCTTGGGTGGGTGGCCAATCTCCTGCCAAGCAAGTCGTGTCTTCAGTCTTCCAGTGGCAGTCTCGGCAAACACTGCCGACAGGCTCTCTTCGCCGAGCCACTCGATACCAGACGGATCCTCTCTGATGGCTGCTCCGACCACTATCGAGACAGTTTTGGATGCGCTGGCCACAGCACTTGAAGGTGCCAAGCCAGACGTGCGACCGAACGTTGTCTTTCGCCGATGGCGTGGTTCACAGCGTATCGACGACGTGCCTGGGCCTATGCGAGAGCGTGCTTTCCTGATGCGTCTTGGCGCAAGCTCGAACCCTCGTACCATCTCATCGCCGACTCTGTTTTGGTGTCGTGCAGAGCTGCAGCTGCACATCGGCTACAACCTGAGCGAGCCTCGACAGAATGACGTGGCAGGCATCGGGCTTGACCTGCTGCCATGGACAGACCAGAAGGCAGTCTTCGATTCGCTCATCATGGGCAATCCATTGGTTGGTGTGGCCAACGTGAAGCGCATGGTTTTCATCTCGGCTGATGCCCCAACAGAGCGCACAAGGGTCTATCGCTTCGACCTCGAGTGGGCAGAGGTGAACAGCTGATGCCTGCACGAGTCACACGCATTCGCATCTTTGTCGAAGAAGGCGGCCAGCAGCTCGCGGCCGAAGAGGTGCGCGAAGTCATTCTCGAGCAGAGCGGCGATGGCATCTCGGCAAGCGGCGCGCCCTTTCCATCTGGTGTGACAAAGAACCCTCTGACCATGTATGATACTGGGCGGATGCAAGACGATGATGTTGTCGTGACACCCGGCCAGATCGAGTATTTCGCGCCTTACGCAAGCATCGTGCAAGGCCAGTACAACTGGGCAGGTGTCTCGCCACAGTACATGACCGAGGTTGACCGTCGATTGCAGACCACTGCTTTCACTCAATACGTCAAGTCAGAGTCACTTGGCACATAGGAGCAAACAATGTCACAAGGCGCATTGACCAGAATTCAGCGCGTGGCCATCGGCAAAGAGGCCACACTTTACGCAACACCAGCGAGCTTCACCAAGCCGCGTGGCATTGAGGCCACAAGCATGACAGCCGCTCGCGAGGCCCTTGCAGACAATCGTCAGCTGACCTCTCGCAAAGCTCAGCACGCTGCCCACATCGGCCAGAAGAGCTTCACCTTTGGCATGACCATCCCGATGCACGACAACATCGTCGATGACATGGGCGACATCTTCGAGAGCGCTCTCGGCTCTAAGGTCTCGACCACTGCACTAGTGTTTGTCAGCGGCACGCAGTCGACCATCACCATCTCGAGCGGTACGTTCGACCCTCTGATCATCATCACTCTCTCGGATGGCAGCCGCCATGTGCGTCCTGTCAAGAGCGTGGCTGGCGGCACTGTGGCGACACTTGCGATTCAGCTTCCTGCTCTTGCCGGCCGTACTGTGACTGCAGTGAGCAATGCTCTGCACTGCTACAAGCATGACCCAAGCGCAGACATCCTGAGCTTCCAGATCCAGAGCGACCGCGACCAAGAGACAGACCAAGTGCCATATGTTGGCAAGGGCTGCGCGCCTCTGTCTGTGGGCTTGTCTCTCAGCTTGACACAGCGTCTTGGCTTCTCTTTCTCTTTCGAGGGTGGAGACTGGCTGCAGACTGTGGGCGGCGACCTTGGCGATCCAGATGGGCCTCTGACTGGTCAATATCTCGGCTATGCTTGCGAGGTCTATGTTCAGGACATCGGCAGCCCATCGGCCGGCGTGCAGCTCGATGCGCAGACAGTCGCTCTCGACCTCGCGCCACAGACCATCGGTCGTCGTGCGACTCGCATCAACACTTCGGTCGACAACGTACCAGGCTCTGCCTTGGTCGGGTGGAAGCGTGGCCTGCAGTTCCCAGAGCCGATCGGCCTGACACTGACATTGGCCGACTCGACCTACATCACTGACCGAGACAGCCGCACTCCTTTTGGAATGCTGCTTGTCTTCAGCAAGGGCACACCAGACAGCGCAGCAAGCAATGAGCGCATGGCTGTGTTCCTGCCTCGCGTGGTGCTAGATGCAGAGCCAACCCTCACAGATATTGACGGCATCGAGGGTCAGCAGCTATCCTTCCGCGTAGAAGAAGAAGCACTGGCCGCACCGTACCTCTATCAAGGCTGCCTGTCCTTCTTCGGATAGGAGCCCATGATCACCATCGACTTCCTCGATCTCGACTCGCGCCAAGCGTGGGTCGAGCTTCCCGTCAATCCCTCCGAGCCCTCACAGGGCAGTGCTCGCTTCCTGCTTCAAGACGTGCCCTATGCCAAGTGGCAAAGTATCATCATGGAGATTGTGACCGCAGGCGAAGCCATGACCAAGGCTCTTGACGCACTGCATCAAGACGGCAGCGAGCAGGCCACAGCTGCTTTCGGGCAATCATTGGCACGCGTGCTTCGAGCGCAGACACAGGCTGTGCGATGGGGTGTCGCAGGGCATCAGGACATCGCCAACAGCAGCGGAGAGATTGCCTTCGAGAGCGAGACTGTGACCTTCGATGGAGTGACTTACAAGGTGGCTTCGGCAAAGATGCTGAAGCTCTACACTCTTATAGGCCGAGACAAACAAGGCGGCAGCACTCTGCTTGCACAGCTGTCTGGTGCGATTCGTCGTCACCAAGCAGGTGAAGAGCAACCCAGTCTGGAGGCCCTGTGGACATCAGCCTCGAGCAAAGAATAGCCATCAATCTCAGGCTGTCGCAGAGGCTTATTGTCGAGGCAGGAAAGAGCACGGGCAGTGTCGGGCTTGCCGGCCACATGAAAGCTCGACACGTTCCATGCTCGAAGCGCTCGGAGCTCGTGCGCATTGACTATCACAGTGACACAAAAGATGAGCGCGACTGGCTGCTTGGTTGTCCAGCGCAGCACTTCGACGCACGTCTTCAGTCGATGGTCTATCGAGTTATCGAGATTGAACACATGGGCGGATTGACAGCATGGACACGGACACCGATTGCCCATCTGCCAACTCGTCTTGTGTGGTTCGTCAAGACAACACTGGCCGCTCGTGATAGACTGCTTGCCGAGCGAGATGCCCTTCGCAACAGACTGAGTAGGTGACAATGCAAGAGATACGACTACTGGGCAGCAACGTTGTAATCGACAGCTTGATCAGCGTCGAGTACACAGTGGTGCTGACCGATGGCACAGCGACCGAGACGCTAGGCCCACTGAGCTTCAACCTCGCGGCCTCAACAGCTCGGTGGTCGTCTTTTGTGCAGACATTGTTGTTTGCCATTCGAGCCACATTGCAGGCCGCCATCGCAGGCAATGCCAACCTCAGCATTGGCGTGGGTGTCTATCCTGACATCGATGCGCTCGTGACTCCGACACCGGGCGCAGGTACTCTCGGCATCGAGTACACCTTCGGGCAGACCAACACAACCTTCGTGGGCAGCGGTCTGCCGGCCACCTACCAGAGCATCACACTCGACAACACAACAGGTGCTTGGTCTCTGGTCGGTCTTGCTGCAGAGGTAGACACTAGCATCAGCGCAGTCATCACCGCAGGCGAGGGCAGCATTGCCTCGGTCTTTCAGCCTAGGAGCATCTTCTGCTTCGAGCGCTCCGAGACTGACTCTGGCGACTTCGAGCAGGTGTCGGCGTACGCGACCCATCGGCTTGCCAGTGGACAGACACGCAGCTATGACCTCGGCTCGCACATCATGACTCGCACTTACACTCTGGTCGACCAAGACTACGACATGGCAGGGCCTGCAGTGCACATCGGCCTGCTCTCGTCATCGCCCATCAACGGAGCACGCGACACTCTGAACTTCACTGACTTCACCGCTCTGCCGAACCTGACAGCGACTGGCTTGACGAATCCCGGCTACACCGAGAGCAAGGTCGAGCTCAACAGGTACATCAGCATCGGCGGCCGGTGGGTGGGTAGAGTGCGAGCCAAGACGGCGACAAGCATACAGCTTTGGGATACGGTGCCTGCCGACATCTCTGTGGTGGCGCAGCTTGAGATCACACAGGTGAGCGAGGCGCACGCTCTGTGGTTCGAGGCCGTGCGTCTCGGCACCATGCACATCTATGGGATGGACGAGGAGACAGGGCAGCCGTACTACAACGCCGCTTCCTACGCCATCGCCTCGGGTGAGGCAGCCTTCCAGCCAGCACGTCTCGACATCGGCAACGCTCTGTACAGCAAGACTTTTGACTTGATCAAGAAGGAGCTCCCGACATGAGCGTCATCGTCGATGTGGTGATCAACACCGACCAGGCCGAGCAGCAGCTCCAAGACCTACAGCAGCAGATGGCCAATGACTTGGCTGCAGGGGCCGCACAGATGGGGCAGGCTGCAGGCCAAGCAGCAGGAGCGACCGCACGCTCTGCAGGTAAGAATGCCACCGAGGAGTTTCTGCGCGCCTTCGACCCAGACAAGCTTCGCTCTGAGCTCGAGAGCGCAGGGCTTGGTGAGCAAGAGATCGAGATCATCCTCGAGACCACAGCAGCCAAGGCCGAGACGCAGAAGCTCAAGGACAGCATCGCAGGGGCACTCTCCGAGGCATCGGGTCTTGCCGAAGACCAGCTAAAGCAGATCACTGCACAGGTAGCGCGTGAAGTCGACAGGGCAGCCGGCAAGGTCAAGAGCGTCACTGAGATCGTGGATGGCGTGCGAGATCTCAAGACCGAGATGCAAGACCTTGGTGCAGCAGGTCAGGCAGCGGGCGAGGGCATCGGGCAGCTTGTGCTCAATGAGACTGTCGACAAGTTTGGCGACCTCAAGGACATCTTCGAGAAGACTGGCGTGAAGCTCTTTGGGCTATCCGAGCAGACAGTCGAGTATGGTGTGCTCATCGGAGATGTGGCTGAGAAGGGCGCAAGCATAGGCGCAGCCTTTGGGCCTATCGGCGCAGGCATTGGCCTCGTGGCTGGCGGTATCCTCGGAGGCTTTACGGCAGCGGCCGACGCAGCGAAGAAAGTCGAAGAGGCGACCAAGGCACAGCAAGAGCAGCTCATCGAGACTCAGGAGTATGTGACAAGCTTGAGGTTCTCATACGAGGACTTGGCGAGCGTGTCTTTTGATGGAATCATGCGTAACCTCGAGGAGCTGAAGAGGAAGCAGCAAGACCTTGAAAAGACAGAGAGAGCTACGCAAGAACAGCGAGTCTTGTATGCGCAGCAGTTAATCACCCTCGGCGATGCCACGAATGAGACCCTCTTTGCAGGCGCACAGAAGGTCTCTGAGAATATCTCGGAAGTGCTCTCTGACATTGATCAGCAGCTGGCCAAGCCAGTCAAGGTCAAGACCCTTGACGAGCTGCGCAATGCAGCGACTGACGCGGCACTGAATCTCGAGGACACCAAGGCGCAGTTGGTGGCTCTGACTGCCGAGCTTGCAAAGCCCAAGGGGTCATGGGGCATCGATGCGCTATCACAGCTGTATCGACAGTATACAGTACTCACTCGCACTGCAAGCAAGCAGAGCGCTGCCTTGACGCAGGCAGAGGGTGAGCTAGCAAAGGCTGAAGACAAAGTGGCCAAAGCAGCAGGTGGGTCAGCCTCTGCCATGTCTGCGAGAAATGACGAGATGGAGCGTGGCATTCGCAATGCCAAGGGTAAACTCACAGCCTTTGGCGAGCTTGAGGCAATGGAGGCCCAGCACGCGAAAAATATCAAGGCGCGCACAGATCTCGAAAAGATCGGCAACGACCTCTTGGCAGACCTCGAGAAAGACCTGCAGAAAAGTAAGAAAGAGACGGCAGAGCTTGACGAGCAGATAGCCAAGAAGGATGGTGAGCAAAAGAAGTACCAGCAAGAGCAAGCAGAGCAGGCCATCAAGAATGCGGAAGCTCTAGCCAAGGCGCAGCAAGACGCAGCCAAAGCCAACGTCGAAGCCTATCGACAGATCCTCTCCCCGTATGCCGACTTTGTGGGTGGCCTCTTCACCTCGTTCACCGAGGGCATGCTTGCTGGACAGTCTGCCACCGAAGCCTTTGCCGAGGCGACGAGAAGGGCCATTGCAAGCGCTCTTGGTTCGCTGGCCAAGGAACTAGGGGTCAAGTCTCTTGCGAACCTTGCAGAGGGCTTTGCTGCTCTGAGCAATCCATTCACTGCAGCAGCGGCACCGGGCTTCTTCAAGGCATCGGCACTTTACGCAGCAGCAGCAGCGGCAGCTGGTCTAGGCTCATCGGTCTTGTCGACAGCAGGGGCTAACAGCGGAGCGAGCGGCCTTGGTGCAGCAGGTGGCGGAGCAGCAGGCACAGCGGCAGCAGGCAACACAAGCACGAGCCTTGGCCGTGCAGCCCAAGAGACTGGGACACCTGCTCCGATAGTCATCGACCTCCGAGGCGCGATGTTCCCGACGACAGACCTGACAGCAGCACAGAGCTTTGGCGAGGCAGTGGCGCGCAGTCTGGCAGCTGCCTCCGCAGGCAATCAACCTATGGCGCGACGCATGTTTGGGTCGCGAGGATTCGTGGTGTAGCGATGGCACAGTACGCAGTGGGGCTCTGCATCCGTGGGCTGCCTGACCCGACAGGGACGACGACGACAGTGCCCGTGCTGTTCACCAACTGGCACGGCAATCTCGGTCTGCCTATCGCCTTTGCGAGTTACGTGCAGCTGCCTTGGCTCGACCTGACATCCTCTCCGTCTGGCCTCTCCGTGGTCGGCGACATCAGAGATCCAGTGCAAGGGGCAGCTCCTGTGCAGGTCATGATGGTCGATGTGGACGACCAGCTGTCGCGGTACTTTGCCGACGATCCCGGTTACCAGTCGACTGTGTTTCGTGACAGCGTGAACCCTCGCGTGCTCTCCACAGATACTACAATCGGCTTTGGCTACAACGGCAATGCACCGATAGTCGGAGACATCCTCTGGCTAGGCCAAGAGGCTTTGCGTGTGGACAGCGTCACGACAGGCAGCAACCCAGTCATCACAGTCAATCGTGGAGTGTGCGGATCAAGGGTGCGCTCGCACGAGGTGCGGCCTGATGCGTACGTGCCTGGAGACAATGGGCTGACCGAGACGCTCGTGCTGAGCTCGAGACCTGACTGGGATGCGTACCACTTCGACGCAGATCTCTACCTCTTCCGCGTGGAGCGAGGCACAGCAAGCATCGTCTGGCAGAGACAAGGCTACATGCAGCAGCGGCCCACGCCATCGGGCGATGGGCGGTGGGAGGTAGTCATCGAAGATGTGACGCGTGTGCCAGAGGAGCACAGCTTCGCTCGCGAGACCATCACTCTGAGCCGTCGTGTGGTTGTCGAGCAGACCAATGCCGACTCGGTGGGCAGCGTGATTCAGGTAGCCTTCGAGGGGCTGCAGGCCACGAGAATTGGTCTCTGGCTGAATAGGCTCGAGGCTGAGATGTTCTTCAATGTCTGCCTGCATCGCAGCGGCCTGCCGAACCTAAACTCGACTTTGTGCGATGACATCTTTGGGGCAACAGGGCTGATGTGGCAAGACAGTCGCATCGAGTACCAGATCGCTCTCAAGGCCGGTGGCCACCAGTACGCATACCGCATGGTCAAGCCCGACCCAGCCATCAACGTCACCATCTCGCAGAACAATGCCGTGGGCATCGACCAAGACTATCTGCAGATCTATGCAGAGCTTATCGGGTACGAGCAGGACACGACCATCATCGATAGCCCTCTGTCAGAGACTGGCTACAATGCAGGGCTGCAGCCTCGCACCTTTGGCATCATCAACTTCCCTTTGTCGGAAGGCGAGACTGCACCAGAGATCACCCTGCGCATCGGGCTCAATATGAGTATGGTGGATGCAACTTTGTACTTGCTGCACAGTGACCGAGGCGACGGCGCAACAGACCCGACCTACGACAAGATCGTGGGTCGCGTGGGATGCGGCCTCTTCACTGACCAAGTCAACCATGGCACTGCGCCTGTGTCCGCACTCTTGGCCTCCGATGACAGCGACGAGCTCTTGGTCTTGCGCGAGCTGCTGCCCTCCGAGTTCCAGTACGTCATCGACCTGACGCAAGACAAGCTTCGAGACTGGCTGACCAATGAGTGTCGCTTGCAGACTCTCTTTGCGATCCCTGCTCCTGACAATGGGGCGTGGGCCTTGCGCCTGTGGAACAAGGTCTCTGCTGTACCTGTTGCTGTGTCTCCGCTCACAGGCGCAGACAACCTTGCGTCTCCTCGAGAGCGTCTTGAGCCGATGCGCGCCATCATCGTCGACTTTGGATACAACCCTCTGACGCTCGAGCCAAGCTTTGCAGGGATGGCAGTGCGCAGCAAGGGAGCCAAGCCGGCCGACGTGCGGCAAGCACAGCGCGTGCGAGTGTGGCTGACAGGCAGCCAGCAGACTCTCGAAGACTTTGCCGAGGTCACACTCTATCGCATGGTGACCAGCTTCTTTGCACAGCTCCAAGGGCAGCCCATCGCGTACACCATCCAGACCTTCCTCGATGACTATGTGCACGAGGTCGGAGATGTGATCCTGTGGACAGAGCCAAGCATCGCAGTGCCGACACCGACAGGGCACGGGGTGAGCTCGCTGCAGATGATAGTGGTCAGCATCGACGTTGACTTTGCCACAGGCAGGCAAACACTCAAGGCGATCCCAGACTCGGTCAATCTCGTGTCTTCGTCGGCCGGCCAGATTGCTCCGACCTTGCGAGTAGAGAGCATCCTCACATCAAGCCCAACGTCCCTTGACCTAGAGGTGACCAGCGTGGGCGAGAGCACTCCGTTCGACATCACCTCCGCCCACGACAACATCTGGACAGACCTTGCTGCAGTGCAAGGCCGAGTGCGCCTTGTCAGCTATGGCTTTCACAATCCCGTCGGCGCAGAGGAGCGCACACCAGGGTGGGCAGAGGCTAGCGCGGTAGTGTCAGCCGTAGCCTTTTCTGCAGGTGTCAGCAAGATCTCACTGACTATTGACGCGTCTTGGGTCAGAGGTGGGCTGACCATCAATGACCTTGGCAGCTTCGCCTTTGTGTGCTTGACTGACAGACGGCTGACAGATAGCAACGTGGAAGGAGTGCTCATCGAGCCGATTGCCGAGCAGCTCTTCAACGGCGGCGCAGGCGATGACTTCTTGAAGTTCGCTCCGAGCACTGGCCTTCCATTCGACCAACACTTCAGCTTGATAGGATAGCCGATGCCCATCCTCTATGGCCTGCCTCAGAACCTCGCGCACGCAGACGATCCCTACCAGTCGCTCTTGACCGAGACAGCCAAGCGCAACGCAGCTGCTCTGTACGAGTCTCTGGTGGACAGCGCACTCGTCGGCACAGTGCCTGTGTCAGGTGGACACACGCACACCGAGACGAGCGACACAGTGATGACGTGGATGCAGCTCGGCACGGTCATGACCGCAGAGGGCTACGACACCACAGACTTGACGACGAGAGGCGCGACCAAGGTAGCCTCCCACATCCCAGAGGTCTTGGGCTTCGTGGCCATGGTAGTACCGCAGGGCCGCACGACGATAGTTCCTAGGGCTCGCGTCACGACCACAGGTGGCAAGACCATCACCATCACCATTGACTACATGGCACCAAGCAACCTCAATGCTGTGGCAGTGGCCGGCGGAACCATCACCAATGCAGGCGTAGACACAACCAATGGCTGGATAGTGGGCAGCAGTGCTGACGTGTCTGGCATCGCTCTGACAGGTGGCCTGAGACTGGTCTATGTGCGCATCGAGACATCCTACAGCACAGGCAATCATGGGCATCTCTTCGAGGTACAGGTAGGTTATGTCTGACATCAAGCTCATCCCCGACAGTGACGTGGCACCGATGCAGCCACTGACTCCGCAGATCATCAGCGATGCCTATGTGGCCAACGTCGATGGTGTGCGAGACCTGACCTATGGCACACCTCCAAAGATTGTGCTTGCGCATGACCATGGGCAGTCACGAGGCGAAGTGCTTGAGCGAGCGCTGGCCACATGGAACTTCGGCCCGAGCTCCGACACCAGCACAGCAGGTGCTTGGAATAACGGCGTGCCAATGTACAGCGCGACCGGTGGCGGCAGCTTTGTCACGACACCCAAGCTCTTGGCCTCCTGTGGCCTGCTTATCGGAGGCAACGTCGGCGACATCAAGGCGCGCATCGCTGTCGACATGGGCACCACAGCAGCTACTCGCACAGTGACGGTGCGAGTGGAGTTCCGAGTCTTCGCCGATGTGGGCCTCACTGCAGGCAGCGGCGTATATCAAGACATCACGATCTCCATCCCATCACTGGCTGCGAGGTACCAGACCGCAGAGGCGACCATACCCGAGGCCGAGCTTCGTGGGCTGCTTGGTCTCACAGGCATCGACAGAGAGTGTGAAGTCGCAGTCTGGCTTGTCTCGAATCCTACCGTCGGCCACACCTATCGGCTGCTCTCGCTTGTGCTGACAGGCACGACAGTCTCAAGCTACGATGCTTCACCAACAGGCACGCAGCTCATGACACAGATCGACCCCATCGAGATACAGCAGGGGCGAAGACTGGTCGATGTGCTCGGCACCAAGATCAAGCGACGACTGAATCAAGCCACCTATGGTGTGCTCGGCAAGATTCCCGGCATGGAGACACTGACGCAAGAAGACAGCACGAGATGGGGTCGCAACCTCTTGGCCTCGCATCAGCACACAGGCAAGAGCGAGGGCGATGGGGCATGCGTGCGTCTTGGCACTTGGTCTTCTCCGTACTGCATCGACTATGGTGTAGTGGGCGGCGCGATGACTACCTCTGGTGTCGTCGGCTTGAAGATGACCACAGGCGGCACAACCATCTCGAACCTGACGCAGTTCGAAGGCAGAGTGTCAATGCCTGTTGGTCTCGGAGCTCTGCAGCTTCGGCTCGGCGTGTCACCCGGCAACAACCAATTCACAGCAGCACTGTATGTTTGGGTCATGGTCGATGACAACCTCGCATCAGCAGGGCCTCTCACTCAGTACGCGACGAGCATCAGCACAGTCACCTTCCCACAGATCAATGTCACCATTGGAGACTATATCGGCTGTAGAGTGAACCCCATCGACACGGCCCTGTGGAACGCAGTCGGAGACCGCACAGATGGCCTCTGGACAGAAGACGACCTCTTGGCAAGTCAGCCTGTGGCTCGCTCTCTTGGTGCGGTGTATCGAGTGACTGAGACTGTGACGATAGGTGTAGACCTCCCCTCGACAAAAGACTATCGTGTCAAGCTGATCTGCGGCATCGAAGCACCGACAGGCAGCGGCACGTTTGACGGCAACAGCTACATTCAGTGGGCGAGCATCGTGCCGGCCTACGGTTATTAGGAGACAGTCATGCCATACTTTCCAGGAGGCGGCGGCGGCGGCGGAGCACCAAGCGGACCAGCAGGCGGCAGCCTCGCAGGTAGCTACCCAAATCCCACCATCGCAGCAGGAGTCATCACAGCCACCGAGATTGCTGCGCAGACCATCACTGCTGCGGAAATAGACCCTGGCACCATCACTGCCAACGAGATTGCCAACGAGACCATCGGCAACGACGAGATCAGCCCGACGGCAGACATCGAGCAGAGCAAGATCCTAAACCTGACCTCTGACTTGTCAGGCAAAGTGTCAGGCTCTATCGCAGCCGATGAGATCGCGTTTGGCACTGGTATCAACAGCATCGGTGGATCTAGTGACCTGACTTGGAATGCTGGCACTGGCACACTTGATATCAATGGCAAGATCACTCTTGCTGGAGCTGCAGGAAACAGCGGCCAAGTGCTCACCAGTAATGGCAGCGGCTCTGCGCCTACATGGCAGAATGCAGCAGGGGGCAGCACAAAGATCGCTCGCGTCTATTATGTAGCCGTGGGTGGCTCTGACGTGACAGGCGATGGCTCTGTCAGCAAGCCCCTTGCGACCGTGGGTGCAGCCCTAACCCTCGGCACGAGTGAGGTGCCTGCTCCGAGTGGAGCGGCAGGCAGCAACTACTTTATGATCCAGATCGCTCCCGGTGACTATACCGAGGACATCACGATAAGCCGTGTCAATGTGGTGCTGCGCGGCGCAGGCTCAGAGTACGGCAGAGCACAGGCTACGGTCTTGCGTGGTCAGATGACTATCAACCCGACCGTGTCTTTGGGTGGCAAGTTCAACTCTCGCATTGCCCTCCAAAACCTCATGCTGCATGGCAACACAGCCGACACCTACACGCTCAAGGTCACTGGCTCAGCGGCCTTTGGTGTGGACATCGACAGCTGCTACCTGTACATGCCAGCCACTGGCAATGGCAGTGTGCTAGTCTCTGACAACACCGCAGCCTCTCGCGGCCGCATCAACATCACGAGCACAACAATCAACTGCGAAGACGCGACTTTCCACGCAGCAGATCTGAGCGGCACAGTGGAGTTGCAGTGTGGCGACACCGTGCAGTTTCAGGCACAGGGTGCGACAGGCTCTGCCCTCAAGCTCTCGGGCTCGGCCTCTGCACAATGCGACACGTGCACCTTTGACAGCCTGGGCAGCGCGGCCATTGACCTCAGTGGCACGCAGGCAGGGAGCTTCAAGCTGGCCTTGTCAAACAGCGGCATCACCTCGGCAAGCTCGGATGGTATCAACATCAACGCCAATGGCTTTGCGATCATCCTACTCCGATGTGTCTTCACTGTTGCGACAGTCGCCAAAAACATCATCCTGCTGACCGCACCTGCGACGGGCGTGACCTACGCCAACAGCGGCAATCTCGCGGTGCCAGGCACCTCAACCACCAAGTCGGCCGGCACCACATCAGTGCCATACACTGCAGTCTGATAGGAGTACATCATGTCTGATAAATCAACATTTTCTCGCAATGCCGTCGTCAATGCCCTGCTCCGCAACACGACCCTCACCGGCATCAGCCCCTTCGTGGCGCTCTTCATCGGCGATCCGTATGGAGCAGGTGTCGAGGTCTCGACAGTGGGGACCAACTACAGCCGTCAGTCTGTCACCTTCTCTGCGCCCTCCAATGGTGCGACAAGCAACAGCAACACCATCAGCTTTGGCGTAGCCTCCGCATCGTACGGCGGCACCGTGTCGCACTTTGCGCTGATGGACAACAGCACAGGCGGCAACATCTTGTACGCCGATGCCTTGACCGTGGCACAAGTAGTCAACACAAACAATGAGCCCAAGTTCGCAGCGACCGCAATCACAGTGCAGGAGTCATAAGCGATGGCTATCAGCAGCATGGACACGCTCGTCGCAGCCATGACTGCGAGCACAGCGCAAGTTTTGACGTGGCACAAGTCAGCCGTCGCGGCAGAGGCAGCAGGCACCTACTCTGACCTCTTCTTGGTGGCAGGCAATCCAGGGGCAGGTCAAGTGCCTGCTGCTGCTAGCGCAGGCGGCACCAGCTACAGCGGCACCGCAGATGCAGGCTTGGTCTTTACACTGCCCATCGGTGGGCAGTTGACCTATGTCCTGTCGTGGTCTGCGAGCAACAGCCTTGCAGGAACCATCATGCTCTATGATCGTCTCTGGGCATGCAGTGGTCTTGGCACAGGCGCAGGTGTCACGACGACTGTCACAGGCATGACACCGATCACGCGCTACAGTGGCGGCGAGGGAGCTCTGCTCTGGTATGTGTGCCTTACAGCTCCGAGTGCACAAACTGCAGGCATGACCATCACCGCCAGCTACACCAACAGCGATGGGGTGTCGGGTCGCACGGCTAGCGTGGTGCTATCAGGAGGGTCACCGCCACCCACAGCTAATCAAGCCTATCCCTTTAGCCTCCAAGCAGGGGACAAGGGCGTGCAGTCTGTGCAGTCTGTCACCAACAGTGTCGGATCTTTCACCGGCGGCACGCACGGCTTGGTTGTGTGCAAGACTCTGATGACAGCCCCTTGCCCTATCGGCAGCAACGGCCTCTTGGTGGATGGCCTCAAGATGGGATTGCCACAGCTCGAGGATGATGCAAGCCTCAACATGATGGTCTTGGCAAGCACGACAAACACGGGCTTCTGGTCTGGTACGATCACACTGGTGCAGGGATAGGGGGCAGCCATGGCCATCGCAAGCCTTGCAAGCCTCAGAGCCAAAGCAGAGTATGCGCAGCGACAGCAGTTTTATAAGACGAGCGTGTCGATGGTCAATGGGCGCAATGGCATCATCTATGACCACAGCACAGCGAGCGGTCTGCCCACAGGTGCAAGCGTGGCAGGCATCGGCACCAATGGCGTGCTGCTCAGTCGCACATCTCAAGGGGCTCTGCCTCTGACTTCTGCAGGCTCTGGGCAGGCCCTGTATCTGCTCGGTGTCAATGCGCAGATGCTGTGGGATAGCACGGTGTCAGGTCAGTATGTGATCCCCACAAGTGGCGTGCTGCATGTGTGGGATCGGCTCTGGATCAATGACAGCCTTGCGAGCAATACCACAGCACGTCGGTCTTGGTCACCAGGCGCATTGACTCGATACACTGATGGTGTAGGGCTATCGATCTGGTACAAGCAATTTGGGTCTGGCTCTGGTTCTGGCACAATCACCTATACCCTCGAGTACACCAATCAATCTGGCACGGCAACAAGCGTCGAGTACACTTGGAATCATGCGGCCCCGAGCTTTATCGCCAACGTCAATCAGATGATTGCGGTACCTCTGAGACGCACAGATAGTGGCGTGCGAGCGGTCACAGCAGTGACGCAGAGTGGAACTATTGCCTCTGGATCCTATGGCTTTGCGATCCAAAAGTACCTCGGCGCATACCCTCTGGTCGAAGGTAGTGCTTTCCCGTCGATCAATAGCATCATGGCAGGCATGCCACAGGTGGACAATGACGCTTATCTGTGCTTTGGCGTGCAGCTAGGTGGTTCCCTCAATAACAGCTTCAACTCGAATCAAAGCCCAACACTGAGCGGCGAGCTGCTCTTCGTCGAGGGCTGACATGGCTGGCGACTTCTCATCCCCCCTCGGCGGCCTCTTCGACTCGACCAATAGCCTTGCCTCTGCGACCTCGCAGGCCATCGCTGAGCAGGCGCTCTTTGGCGGCACAGTCGAGCAGTTTCTATATGGGGCAGTCACAGGCAATGGCAACGCAAGCGCTATCCTAGGGCAGGCTATCAACATCTCTGGCACTGTGGATGGCAACGGCA